GTAGCCTCGGTCAATCGTTACAGCTACTCGGATACTTGATGTGTCTTCATATGAACTCTCAGGCGTGACAACGCACCCGCCTTGGTCAGGGCCGTCACTGGATCGCCGCACTCCTGGCAGATCACCGACTCTTCGTTGGTGTATTCCTCGCCAGACTCGGTCACAGGCTCTGCCTGTGCGTTACGAGACGCGCACCAGCGACACTCACAGGCATCGCTGGGCGGGTAGGGCAGTAGGCCCAGCCGGGACTTCCTGAGAACATAGTCAGGATTGCCGGGAAGGTTCTCCACCTTCAAGCCGACTGGACTGATAACCGTGCCGTCCTGTGTCAGGGTCGCGGCATGGCGGTACAGGGATATCTTGGGTTGCCAGCCATCGACATACTCCCAGGAATATCCCTGCCCAATTAACTGTTCGCGTATTTCAATACGCTCTCTGGTCGTTAAGGCCATCTCAGTCCTCTACTACGTGGTTGCTGGCGTGGTGGAGTCCAGTGTCAGGGCCGCGCCTCGGCTGTCATCCAGTTCAAACACGCCGTAGTCGGCGGTCATCACCAGTTCTGTGGCCCGGAGAGAAGCGTCGCGCTGACGCTCTGTGCGGGTGTCCACGGACTTGAGAACCGCAAGGGCTGACTTGTCGGCAATGACGCCAACAGTAGCGGCGGCGGTAGTCCTGGTGATGTTCCCGTCCTCAAAGATGGGAACTCCGAATATCGGGCGTATGCCGCTCCAGAAGTTGCCGAGCAAGTCCTGAGACCACCCCGGCGTCATGGGATATGTGGCGGCTGTCCCTGCGGCTTCTTTGGCCAGATCGAAGACAGTGAAGGGATGATGGTTGATGTAAAGCTGGTTGCCGAAGTTGCTTCCCTTGGCATACGCAACGGCGGCGGCTACATTCGCTACGTCAAAATCCCTGCCAGAGGCTCCCAGGTCTACCGAGAACCCTGAGTAAAGGGCTGTGACATCGTTGTCCTTCTTCCTTGCCATCCCGTCTCCAAGCTGTCTGCCGACCATGGTCATGACATTGTCAGCGGCCTGCCGAACAAGCTTGTCCGTCAAAATCACTTTGGCTCCGACCTCGGCGGCTGTCAAGTCCACCGTGGTCATGCCGATCTCTTCTTCGTCAATGATGTCCTGGCCGTCCACAAGGTCACTCATGGACATCTGCGCGACCTTTGGCACCGTCACCTGTTTGGCCCCCTTGGGCAAGGTGAAACTCTCGATGAGAGCCAATGCTGGAGCGTTATGCTCCTCGGTGTATCTGGCGCTGGCGAGGATTATGCGCTGGGCATTCTCCAGATTTCCTGTTGTGGCTGTCTGTGCCATTTAAGACCTCCTAAGTCTTATTATATCCCCATTAGTCTTCGCGCCGCCGCCGTAGCATTGGCCGACCTGTCACCTGCATTATACCTATCGAGCCAACTTCCGTCATTACTTGCGACCTGCGGCTCTCCTTGAGAACTGTCAAACTGTTGCGCGGGCACCTGGGCCTGCCGCAGTTTGGTAAGCTCGTCCATATTTTTGGCATCGCTCGACATCTTCTTGGCGATCTGTTCCATCTGTTCGGGCGTCTCCGCCAATCTCAGTGTGGCCATGGCGTCAAACCCCAGGTTATGCGTCTTGGCAAAATGCTCCGCCGCCGCCTGCTTGCCCATAAGTATCTGGGTCTGGAACTGGTGCTGTCTCGCCGTGTTGACCTGGGCCTGACGGCTCTGCATGTGCTGATGCGCGATTTGCTGGGCCTGATCAGCCATATATCCCTGGCTCTCAAGCTGTTGCTGGTATCGCTGGGCTTCCTGCTGAAAAGCCGCTCTTTCCTGCACCTGTTGGTACTGAGCCGCCTGCTGGCTCATCTGTTGAAACTGCTGATTCTGTTGCATCTGCTCAGGCGTAGGCTGAGTCGGCGCCGTCGGCTCCTGCGCTACAGGGGCAGGAACTTCAGGTTCCGGGGCCGGGGCGCCGGGCTCACTAATGTCCACTTCGGGCATGTTGTTGAGCGTGTCCACTTCCGCTATCAGAGGGTTGTCTGGCGCCGGAGAGGGCGTCTCTGGTAGCGGGGCCTGGACTGGCTCCTGGGCTAGCTCCTGATTCTCGTTAACCATCCTTGTCCTCCTGGTTAGGTGTACACCTAATAACTAACTGACCGCATCCGTTTTGGTATGCCCTTGTAGAGATTGTAGTAAAACTCTAAATTCGCAACATGCACTGGATTACGGTTATACCACTCAATAACGATTCTGTCTATCACTGGCCCAATTTCTGGAAGCATTATCATCTGGTTTCTTTCCTGCGTCCGCAACCCTTCGAAATACCTGACACTCGTTCCACGACGAGACTGGGAAATCCGCCTACGCTCCATAGGCCCGGCCTGCAACCAGTCCGCCCATGCGGTTCGCACCTCATCGGATGTCGTTGGTAGCGCCAGTTGCCGTTTAACCTCCGGGGTATTGAACCACCCTATGGCGGCGCCGTCGCTAGCCTGGCCGAGAGCATTCTCAAGCGTGTTCATGTCTTGGTAATACTGGGCCACCTTGGGAGCATGATCTTCCCGGGAGTCTATCGCCCTTGTGGCATCCCACCGCTCGACCAACTCGTCGCCCCAGGTAGACTGCTCCGCTTTAACCGCGTTATTGAACTCCTTGTAGTCCATTCTCTTGAAGGCCCCGGAACGCTCTTCGACCAGCTTAAAGTACCGATGCCTGGCCCAGCGCAACGGGTGAGTCTTGCGTAACTCAGCGGCCTCTTCGTCCGATAGGTCGTTGTCTCTCTCTCTGCGCTTCACATCCGCGTCGTCGGCGTACTTCTGAAAGACCATGTCCATCCGGACGCGGTACTCAAGCTGGATATCGCTCTTGGCTCGCTTCCATCTCGACGGCTCCCATGACCCGTCTTTAACGGCCTTGTCGTATTCGTCCGAGAGGTCATGCTCGGCCTGCATCCGCTCACTCTTGATCTCGTATATCTCAGTCTTGCGCTCATCAAAGATGCGATCCCTAACCGCGCCTTCCCTGGTGCGAGTCCTGAGTTCGTCAATGATGTACTGGTTTCCTTCGTGCGACTCGACCTTCTGTTGTTTGTCGTAATCCAAGTCCCAACGTGACTTCGCAGTCTCTTCAGGATACACGTTGAGAATCATCTTGCGTTCCAGGTCGGTAGTTGACGGGGCTTTTATGTTCTCCCCGGTGGCTTCGAAGAGCATGCCCTTCATGCCCAGAGTCGCCTCGTCCACTGGCAGGATGTCCTTGAGCTTGGCCTCCGGGGCAATGAACGCGCCTGCCGGGGGCAGGTCTATGTCTCCCGCGGCCTTCCTGATTGCTCCAATCCCGGCTTCGCCAAATCCTATGGGCGCGGCTATGTCATACGCGAACTGTAGCAACTTCCCAGAGAAGCCGAACTTGTCGGTCTCCCTGCCGTAGAAGTCCTTGCCGCTGATCAGGTGCATGAATGCCCCGGCAGTGGCTCCCTTCCTGGCATTGATGAAGCTGTCGCCCGGTATCGCCTGGAAATCAAACATGCGCCCGGCAGTGTCTAGCTGGCCGAGCATGTCCACCATGGCCCGTTCCCCAGACCGGGTGCCAAGCGGTATATCAGGCGAGAGGAACCTGTTGTTATATCCGTATTTCCACCAACCTGGGCGATCATCCCGCCAGGGCACAAACCTCTCTTTCGGCAGAGGCTTGGGACTTCCGTCCGTGACTGCCGTGGTGGCCGCATGGATCAGTGTCGCCGTCAGGCCGAAGAACACTCCGGCGCTAAGCCAATACTTGGCCCAGAATGCCTTCTCGTCTCCGTTAACTGCCCTGAAAAGCTGTCTTAACAGGCCCTCGTTCTCGTTGAGGGAGAACATTGTTCTGGTAAGGAACTCCCTCCAGAACTGGCTCACGTTGCTCTGAGACCGTAGCAGTGTGGAATACTTGAGGTTGGCCTGCCGGGCCACCAGGCCCATAATCTGTTCGTCCGTGGCGTTGGGGTATAGCCTCTTGGCCATCGGAACCAGGTTGTACTTCACGTCAGTCATTATGGCCGCAGGGTAGACCCTGTCGAACAGGCCCCGCCGGGACGAGTATTCAAGTTCCTTGATATACCGCCCCACTCGAAGCGGGAAACTGGCCTCACTGGCTATGCGGTCAACCATCTGGGCCATATCCTCACTCGGAAGAATCGTCAGGTCTCGCACATTCAGGCCATTCCTCACAAGGCCGTCCCAGGATATGTCGGTGCCCTCCATTACGGCGTTGACCCCGGTGGTGTCTTTGCTCCTCAGTAGAACGCGATAATGATCTGTCCTGCCAGCCGCGCCGTAAGATCGGACAATGCCCCACCATCCCTCAACGGCTCCCCTCATGCTCTGCCGGGCTTCCCCGGCCACCCGGCCTGCGTCGAACGCCTGCCCTTTAGTCATGCCGCGCTCCACCCCAGACCAGACCGCGTCGATAACGCCATGAGTGCCGCCCACGCCCACCCGGCGCATAAAGTCTGTGACCTGGAATAACGACGCGAACAGCTTGAGACGCTTGGGTATGAAGACCATCGCGTCAATGAGCTTGACCACGTCGATTGTTTTAGTCTTATTGGTGAGAGGTATCTTCTGGCTATAGGTCTTCTGCATCGTCGTGGCGCCGCCCCTGAAGATGGACTCCAGCTTATCAGCCACGCCTGACGGAACAGCTATCTGGCCAGCCTTGAACACCGCCTTCTGGGTCTTATCGAGGGCAAGCACGTCGGTTGTGACCGTCCTTAGTTGGCCCACCACTTCGCCAGGGCCAGCAACTTCCACAACTTCAAAGCCCTTGCCCTCAAAGGCCGGGCCTACCCTGGGAATCCGCCATGTGATTCCGTCATGCCTTGTGTTAAGCGCGTTCAACACCTCGTCGCTTTCAACATGGACGCCTAACCCAATCTTGTCGCTCTGCAACCAATGGGCCAGTTCGGTCTGGAGCCGGAACTTTATTCCATTATGCTGAGACCATGCGGACTGCTGATGCGGGTCTCGGAACATGGGTTCCAAGCCAGCGTCCATTTGCTCGACAAACTCAGCCATGCTACGGCTCTTTGTGTATCCGGGATTTGCCATAAGCTGTTGCAGGCTAGGCGTGACTTCCCTGCCCTCTGCGTCTCTAGCAGGCTTAAAGCCCCGGTCAAAATAATCGTCAACCTTGCCCATCGTCGGGTCGAAGTCGAACCGCATGTCCTCCTCAAAATCAGTGGTGCGGAGCAGGTCATCCAGCATCTGCTCTCTTTGGCCAGCCTTGCCAGGAGCCATAGCGGGGTGGGCCATGTTATTGCCAGAGACCCATATCCGCCTCGACTCGGCGCGTACGGCCTGGTTCACCAATTCAGCGGCCTCAAGCTCCTGCTCCGACATGCCCTTGACTATCCTGGCCCGTGGCATGCCCACCACCTCGCGGTGCAGGGCGCGGTACAGAATCATCATTGGGCCTGGATTCGCCAATGTGCCCCAGTCCGCCTCAGTGAGTCGGAATGTTCGCTCCGTGCCGTAGGCCAGTCCGCGCACCCGCTCTCCCAGGCCAAGGGCCTGCATCTTGCGCGCGCCCTCGATGACGAAGTCCTGAATCCTGGCCAGGTGGCTGTTAATCGCGCCTTCGTACCTAACGATAAGCTGACGGCCTAGCTGGTCGGTCAGCCATTCTGGCGACCTGGCTTCTGCCGCGCGATCAAGGTCTGCCGGGAGTATGTTTCGAAGGGCTGACTCCATAGAGTCCATGTCCTCGGCAAGCTCATACTTATAGTTTCGGCCAAGGGCTGACGTTCTCAGCGACGGGTCGTCTGCCGGGAGCGGGAACCCCTCGTTCTTGGCCTGGGCC